GCCATTATCGTGGTTCGCTCTTTATCCTCACGTCTTGAGAAGACAGAAGATATGCTGGCCCGCACTCGTGAAGAGTACGCGACCAAGTATGAGATGACCAACAACATGAACAATATGATGACGGCGATGAGACGCCTAGAAGACAAGATCGACGAACTAATAAAGAAGGGCTGAGATGTACTTTCGTGGTCAGGTTCATAGCCCGCATGCGCTGCTTGAGATAGCTGACCGCAGATATGAAGGCATCACGCCTGTAAATATCTTTGGCTTCAACAGGACAATCGGCAGCACATACGAAACTATCTGGAACAACGGTGGCCTGTACAGCTACCCTTCGTCTGCAGCACAGCTAAGTGTGGTGTCGAGCAACGCTGCCGATACTATGTCTGTGCTGATCAACGGCTTGGATGCTGACTATAACATTATCTATGACGTGGTGACGCTTAATGGTGTAACACCTGTTACAACAACAAACAGTTTCCTGCGTGTGAACAGCGCTGTCATCTTGTCGGGTAGTAACGTTGGCAACATTAGCATAACCAATGGCGCTGACCTTGTTGGCTATATTGAGGCTGCCATAGGAACAACACAAGCCTGTGTATATACAGTCCCTGCTGGACACACACTATTTCTGTTTAGAATCAGTCTAACTTCTGGCACTGTGAACAGTAACAAATATATCACATACAGAAACAGGATCGACTCAAGCAATGGTAGGGTTCTGCGCGTGGCTGAAGCTACGTTCCAGATCAACCAGCAAAACTTTGACAGGCAAGTTCCATTCAGAATCGAAGAGAAGACAGACTTTCAGTTTGAGGCTAAATCATCCAGCGGTGAGAACGAAGTGAGTATCTTTGTTGAAGCGCTGCAAATGTATAACGAGGCATAGATGTTACCCCTGATTACAGCACTGCTACCTATTGTTGGCGATGTGATTGATCGTGTGATCCCAGACAAAGAGGCTGCTGCCAAAGCAAAGCTAGAGATGCAAGCTTCTATGATGGCAAACGAGCATGCCATTACACTTGCCCAGCTAGAGATAAACAAAGAGGAAGCCAAGAATGACAACATATTTGTTTCTGGCTGGCGCCCCGCTGTGGGGTGGCTTGGCGTGCTGGCATTACTATGGGTTTACATTATCCACCCACTACTGGCTTGGGCTTCAATCAATCTTGGATGGCAAGCACCACCAGAAGTAGACACCACAGTAATTCTACAGATCCTGACTGGCCTTCTTGGTTTCGGTGCGCTCCGCACATTTGAGAAGACCAAGGGTGTGGCACGCGAATCACTCAAAAAAAAATTAACAATGGAGCCAATCGAATGACACTCAAGAAAGCAATCATCCACTGCAGCGCAACGCCTGAAGGCAGGGACGTGGACATCGAAGACATCCGCCAATGGCACCTTGCTCGTGGCTGGCGAGATGTGGGCTATCACTTTGTGATCAAGCTTGATGGCACCATCCAAGAGGGACGTGCTTTGTTCACACAAGGCGCGCATGCTCGTGGCTATAATGGCCCAAGCAATGTGGGCATCTGCTATGTTGGTGGGCTGGACAAGGATAAGAACCCGAAGGACACACGCACCGAAGCACAGAAAGAAGCGATGCTTGACCTGCTTTCTGACTTGAAGCGTGAGAACCCTGAGATGTATATTATGGGACATCGCGATACTGGCGCGCCAAAGGCATGCCCCTGCTTCGAGGCCAAGGAATTAAATGAAGAAGTCTAGTGTAAATAAGTCTGGTAATTACACGAAGCCTGGTATGCGCAAGCGTATGTTCGAGAGTATTCTTGGTCGCTCTGTTCAGGGTACTGCTGCAGGCAAGTGGAGTGCGCGCAAGGCACAGCTGCTGGCCAAGCAATACAAGGCCAAAGGTGGTGGGTATAAGTCGTGAAGAGGCCACAGAAATCACTGGTTGCTTGGGGCAAGCAGAAGTGGCGCACCAAGTCTGGCAAGAAAAGCAGCGAGACTGGTGAGCGTTACCTGCCTGAGAAGGCTATCAAGTCTTTATCATCGGCAGAGTATGCAGCAACGACAAGAGAGAAACGTAAGGCCAAGGCAAAGGGTGAGCAATTCTCGAAGCAGCCCAAATCAATTATGGAAAAGACACGCAGGTTCAGGAAGATATAGAAAAATGAAAATGGTAGAGACGCTTGAGAGCGCCTTGCCGTGGTGGGATGATCTGTCCCCAGAGCGCAAGGGTGTGATGTTTGAATTGGCGCAGCGCATTGGTGTTGACCAGGTGCTTGGCATGCGTGAGTTTCTTGAGGCCGCAAGGGTTGGTGCTTGGGATATTGCAGAGATGCACTTGCGTGATCGTTTGTGGTATTATCGAACAGATGTGTTTGATGAAAGTTTATGTTTGTTGATGAGGGAAAGAGGATGCCCAAGACCCCAGCCTGGCAGCGCAAAGAAGGAAAGAACCCCAAGGGTGGCCTGAACGCCAAGGGTCGTGCGTCTTACAAAGGCGGCACGCTGAAGTCGCCAGTCAAGTCTGGTGACAATCCAAGGCGTGCATCTTTCTTGGCAAGGATGGGTAATATGAAAGGCCCAGAGAAAAAGGATGGTAAGCCAACCCGTTTGTTGCTTTCGCTACGGGCTTGGGGTGCATCAAGTAAAGATGATGCGCGGCGAAAAGCGAAGGCAATCACCGCAAGAAATAAGGCGAAAAAGAAATGATGATGAAAAAAGGTTACGGCGCAAAGCCAAAGGCTGGCGCAACCAAGTCAGCTGCCAAGCCAAAGTCTGGCAAAGCTATGGCAATGAAGCGGAAGAATACTGCAAAGAAGAAGTAAGCTTAAGCTTCTGTTTGCTTAATGCATTTGTAAGCGAGTGTGATCGGCTGGGTGGCTTCTTGCCTTAACTCAGTCGATACCTCGTATGCTCGTTCAGTACATATCTCTTTCGTCTTGTATGGCCCCATCAAATCTATGACTTCCATACATTGACCAGACATCAAGCAGATAAGAATCTGCAATTCGTACACAATAGCACCTCCTCATAAATAAAAGTGTGGTGCAATTATTGCTGTATGTCAAACCAAACTAATCCAGTCTGTTGTGCTGGGCATCACCTCGACATTATCGCCGTGATGTTCCTTTATTGACTTGTACACCCCAGCAATATTCATTCTCATGCCATAGGAATCCTTATGGCACTGATAGATAGACCCACTATGGCCGTGGAATAGGTAGTAATCGCCGTCTTCTTCTACCTTGGTGATGCCAGAGTTCAGGCGCCAGTGAGAGCCGTACAGGTATGCACCATTCCAGCCAGCCAACACACGGTAGTGTTCCTCACCGCCTGTAAATTTGAGCACCACCCAGTTGTTAGGCGTATTCACTGCTTCAACTCCTCCAAGGTTTTAACAGCCTTGGCCAGTCGTGGGACTAAGACTGTTCCCTGCTCTGTGTGCGGGTAAAGATCATCCACAAATTCCTTAACACCTTCGAGGGCCTCAATCGCTTTGGTAAGTTTTTCTGTATTATCAACATCAGCCCACATATTCTCTATCTCCGCCTTGTCGATGCAAAACCCACAGCCTCTGGCGAAGTCCACCCATAGCATGAACAGCTCTTCCAGAGTGATCCACTCATTGTCGGTGGACAACTCTACCTTGCGCTCTTCGTCTTCAAGTTTGAACGTGATCCTATGTTCAGTCATCTGCATCTCCAATAAGCATTATTTACACAATGCATTTGCATTACCTTTGTCTGTAAAAAAAAGGGGGAGGCTGGAGCGAACCTCCCCCAAGTTACGAATAAGGAAAACAGGGAGGGAAACCTTATTCGTTGTGCCGAGTCTCGCGCATGCTTACGAAAAGGCGCAGAGTGAGATACTCCATCTCGTCGGCACTCATAGTCTTCTCATATAAAACACCATCTGCATAGAAGCAAATCGCACCCTTGATGGGCCAGCACAAAAATTCAGCAGATTGTTTTCTGTCTGGCAAATCAGAACGGGACGTCATCGTCGAGCTTTGGCGATGGTGCTTCACGTCCTGTGTTTGGGAAGAGGCGCAGCCTTGCAACTGTTGGCCACTGGCTGGCATCCTCACTTGTTATGCTCTTCACATTGATCTGCACTTGGATGTTGTGATCGGCAAGCAACTGCGCAGCCTTGTCGATTGCTTCCTGCTCAAAGGCTGAAGGCGGGTTGGGAAACCGCTGACCTTCTGGCCATTCAGTAGGAACAACCAACCAAGCAGACATCTGGATGGGTGCGTGATTCTCAATAGGTTCTTTCAAAACAAACTTGGAATTAGATAGATGTGGTTGTGACATTTAAACTTCCTTTAACTGTGTCATTTTCTTGTTGAAGGTTTCACCAACCTTCTTGGAGATTGCAGGGAAAGATTCTTTCAGCTTTGCAATCTTTGCCTTGCTGTCCTCGAACCACTGTTCAAGTTCAGCAACGCTTGTGGTGCCACTGATCTGCGATTGCAGCGTGGTGGCAAACTCTTCTGCCTTCTCCCAGCGTGTGTCTTTAAGTTCAGGCTCTGATACTTCAGACATACTTACGCGAGGTGGTGGCGTTGGCTTTCGATCGGTCGGCGTATGAACAACAGATTGGTCGAGGTCTGGGTCATCACCCGTTTCCAAAGCAAACGTCTTGAGCAAGGCGTACTTAATTGCGTACGAGATTGCCTTGCCTGGGCCTTTGTCTTGTGTGTCGATGCCGTAGCCCACAGCTACAGTTTCGATATAATCCTCTGGCTTGTCTGCATTTACAAAGCGCACATTCAAAAGACATTCGGTGCGGTTGCCTTCCTGCTTTAGCTCTATGTTTATTGGGTAATAGACAATACCAGCTTCGATGATTGCAGGGCGCAGCTTGGCTGTCACTGCATCGTGACTAACCACGCTGTATTGCATGCCGCGCTTCTGTTCTTTCTGGATGTAGCTTACAGACTTCATCACCTGTAAGATTCTTTGATGTATGTTCATTCTTCTACCCCTAACTTCCTTTCTCTTTTGATGTGTTCTACTAGTAAGTCACTCACATGCTCTGCGTAGTGACAGGTGTTGATGTGTCTTGTTCTTAAGTTGATTAGAAATTTCTCAGCATCTGATTCGGAACTAAACATCCCAAACATCATATGATTAAAGACAACAATCCAATCACCCTCATAGTCTTGAAAGACTGCACTCTGTTTAAGATTTGCCATATTTTTCCCTAAATAGCTTCGACCTTTCTGAGTCTTTGCTCCTTTGCATAGCTCTTATGATTCCGCCCTTTACATAAATTGATATTTGGCCCGTGCTCCTGTTTAGGGCGCGAGCCATTTCAACGTAGGTGCATCGATGCTTCTTAAAATACTTGACTCGCTCTGCCTGTGTTGGCGTGCAAAACTTATCTATGGTTTCGTCATCCAAACTGTCGGCTGCTTTCAGCCAATCAATAGCACCATTCTCCTTTCTAAACTTTCTTAGAAGGGCTTGTTTTTCTGGTGACACTTGTTCCCTGCCCCAAAACTCGTAACCTTCGCCCCAAAGCCTATCTTTTAATTCTACATTCGCCATATCTTTCTAGCCTCCTCTACTATTTGTGGTGGTTCTTTCCAACTCAGGCTGTCAAAGTTTGGCGAGACAAGCCCAAGCAAATCTTCTGTGTTTTGCGCCAAGCGCAGGTGGTTTTCTGTGGTGCGATGAAAGATCTTGATCTGGTTCACACACTCAATCAGAAAGTCGTCGCGCAATTCAGGGCTATTCTCTGGTGTGAACAGGCGGTAATCATCCTTGTTCACATACAGCAACCAAGGTGGCAGCCCACCATTGCATGCCCAGAAACCTGCAACCTGAAAGACGTTGTTCATTTCAAACTGGCCAGACAGGGAAGTGGGTAGCCGTCCAGTTCTAAACTTATCTTTGGACAGGCTTGACCATTTTGTCTTGAGGTCGCCGCGTCTTGCGTAGTCTGGCTTGGTGTTGTGCGGTAATGATAGGCCGTCAAAGATGTGAAGCAAATCAATCTCGCCTATCAATTCTTTTTCCATAGACATAGCCTCACGCAATCCTTCACAGGCATTACGCACCACATCAACAACTTCTGTTTTGTATTGCTCTGTCTTGGCAGCATCAACACCACCATCCCAGTCACGCGGGGTGTGCTCGCTGAATCGTTCAAGTGTCTTGTCAAAGATTAGGACTGGGTCTTTCTTGTCCAGCAAGATGGCGTCTGTTGCCCATTGGACTGTGCGCCCTGCTTTCATAGGCGCGTTGTCGCCACCATTATATCGCTGATCAAATGCAGCAATGATTGACCACGCTTCAGCGCGCTCTTCAATCCCCTTGCTTTCATCTTCGTAGGTTGCCCAAGCGCGCTTGACCTTTGGTCTGATAATGGCCTTGTCAAAGTAAGCCTTGGCTCTGTCTTTGCTTCTGGGATTAGAGTGCCAGAAGTAATTGTGGCGTGCTGCCCAATTGGGTGTGTCTAACATAGCGTCCTCCGCATCAATAAAATTACCTTAGACGGTTGTGGCTTAACGAGTCAAGTGGTAGGATAAGTCAAATCAACAAAAAAGGAACAAAAAATGATGAGACTAAATGACTGGAGAGAATCGCAGGGCCTATCTTTTGGAAGCCTGGCCAAGCTTGTGGGTGCAAGCCACGCTTCAGTGGTGCGCCGTTGGTGCATTGGTGAGATGGTTCCAAGCCCACGCTTTATGAAAAGGATTGTCGAGGTAACGGCAGGCGAAGTTAATCCAAATGATTTTTATCTATGAAGGAAGAGGAACTTCATTTGCTGGTTGCTGAATATCTTAGAGAGTCACTACCAGAAGGATCGGTCTGGCATCACAGCCCGAACGAAGGTCGCAGGCATGTGAATTACAAGGTCAAGCTTTCAAGAATGGGAGCGCGTGCAGGCTGGCCAGACATAGAGATTTTTGCACCTCGATTCTTTTTCAAGGTGGAAAATTGGGCGCCGATATTCATTGAATTGAAGAGGCCCAAAGGTGGCAGTGTGTCGCCGAAGCAGCGCCAAGTTCGTGATGAGTTACGCGAGCTTGGTTGTTATTGGGAAGTATGCAGGTCATTGGAACAGGTTGAACAGTTTCTTGATGGCCTGATTCATCTTGGAAAGGGAAGAATATGAGCAGTTTTGTTTGGAAGAAGGCTCTTGATAGGGCCTATGAAACTTACGAGCGTTACATCAGTAATGATCTGGACATCGAGCAGGTGGCAAGGCTCCACGGTATGGTGGCTATGTCGGAGCTGGTTGACCCAGTTGACATCACAGAGCGCAAGGTCTTGGATTACTTGGCAGCACTACAGCTTACAAGCTTAGGCTTGAGTGATGAAGAGGTGAGCCAAGCACAGCAGGAATACAACGAAATACACCAAGATGGTGCTTTTCTATGAATTACACAGTCACCATTGATGGCGTCCTGCACTTCGAATCGGAGTGTGGCCGATGCCAAGGCAAGGGTGCCTATGAGGTGATGATACCTGGCACGCAAGGCTATGATCGGTACGCCGAACCCAGATGGGAATGGCACAAATGTTATGATTGTAATGGAAGCGGAGTTGTGTATGCCGAGATACGAGAAGACGACTGATCTTGATAATGAGCTTGCAACAGTAAAAACTTTTGGCGCAGCTATGGGTTATGGCTACGCCAAGAAACAAGGCATGATCAGCTACGACTTTGATCTGTTCAAGGGTGATGATGTTGCAGCCTACGCAGAAGTCAAGGTGCGCAGCAACAAGCACGACAAATACCCAACGACAATGATCAGGCAATCAAAGGTGGATGCTGCCAATGATCGCCTACTTAAGACTGGCCTACAAACCTTCCTCATTGTGCAATGGAAAGACCTGCTTGGTTGGTGCGTAATGACAGGCGAATGGAAGGTTGAAAAGGCGGGAAGGTATGACAGGAATGATCGCAATGATCTAGGGCTGCATGCCTTCATCCCGCTGGAAGCTTTCGGTTTCATTGATGTGACAAAATAAATTTAGCTTGGAGTTCTGCGCTATGAATAGAATAGGTCAACAATGCTGTCTTGACTGGGTGCTATCGAATCAACGAATAAGGGGGGTAAGGGGGGATCAAACAACACATTGTCGCAAAGCACATGCTTCGGTTGCGTTGCACTTTCCAAGCATGCGCTTGGGTGCGTTGCACACTAACCCCATTCTTTTAAATCATTCCAAGCTAAGGGGGCTAAGCTATGTTCTTTAACGAAGCTACCTTAGCTAAGTTAGTTAAAAAGAAAAAAGTTAATTATGCACAAGCAGTGCATAGAAACTCACAACTCAGCGCACAAGAGCGTAGGCTTGAGAATGTGCTCAGGCTTTTGCTGCGGAGTGGATATTCACAACATCGCATAGCACAGATACAGGCAGAACTTATGTCTGTTGGTTCTTGGGAAAGAATGCTTTGGCTGTATGAGTTGGAGAAGAGCTTTGCAAAAGCGCAAAAGAAAGAAAGATAAGATTTTTATCTTTGAATGTGATGGGTGTAACAAAAGGCATCACAATGACGTGACGCCTTTTGTTGTATTAGCTACAGGTCGGACACTCTGCGAGGTCTGTTATCAAGATCACGTTCTGGATCTTCAGAGACAACTTGAAATGGCCTCATCGTTCTAAGCTCTGCAATGGTGTCGCTCATGATTTCCATTTCAACAGAAATCCTTGTGCTTACACCAACAAGGTCTATGACCAGCTGATTCACGTTGTCATTGTCTAGGTAGTAGTGTTCAGCTTGCCTTGCAGCACGGCGCAAGGTGCGCGCCTGGTTGTCTAGTGTTGAAGCGTACCAACGCACATCTTCAAGCACCCCTACAAACTGTTCTAATAACTCTTGCTTTGTCATAGTTTTTTCCTTTCAACGCGCCTCACTTCGTGGGTCGCTCTGCCTTCCAAAGCCTTTGGCTTATCTCCATCTTATGTTTTTTCAACGCCTTGTGATAAACCTTCCTGATTGCTCGCTCTACAGTGTTTCTGTTCAGCCCAAACTCTTCGGCAATCACACGACAGCTTATGCGACTGCTGTTGCTTCGCCTGTATGCTAGGGCCATTAACTTGTGATGATCCTTCACGCCTCGCAAGCCAACGATGACCTCTTGCGGTATCTCTTTTAGCTTTTGCTTTATTGTCATAACTTCACTCCAGATTTGTACGGGCCAAAGGCCCTCCCAGGGCCTGCGGCCCATCATTTCCCTAGCCCCCGAAGAATAGTTGAACGCCAGCAAAGATCAGCACGCATGCGATGACCAAGCCAATCAAATCCAACACGTCAATCATCCAATCTTTCATTGGTCCAATTCCTCTAACTCTTTCTTGGTTTCATCAATGGCAGATCGAAAAATCTCTATCTTTCTGTGTAAAAACTTTTGCTTCTCCCACTTAAGCATGCTTTCCCAGTGAATGCTTGCGCCTTCGGTTGGTTGTTCCTTTGGTGTGTTATATTTTGTCATTTTTTTCTGCTCCATTAGCTATATTTTGGGTTGTTCGTTCTTAAGCATATCTTGCCAGCCTGCAGCCGTAATTTCTCTTCATTGCTGTTCGACCAGCTATGCATAGACAAGGCCTTAACCATATTTTTTATGGCCCATTTGGGCTGGTTGCCTACAATCTTCCAAGCTTCGTTTGTTGTCATTGCTTTACCTTTCATCGCTGAATTACAAAACCGCTTGCGTCTTTCTTGGCATCGCCTTTCGCTTTTAATGCCACAATCACGCCTATTGGGTCTTCGGGCCGATAGTCGGTCACGTCACCATCATACAAAACGCAACGCCCAATAGGATCAAGCGCGTCAATTGCGGCAAACTGGGAGTTCGTGAACCCATCCTTGAAAGGATTGCCACCAAACACAACCGCAACATTACCGCCAGCGCTGATAACCTTGCGCACATCTTCGTCATTGTTTTCTTTGCGACTAAATGTCAGATGATAGTTTTGCGGCATGTCACCACGTCCCCACGCGACAGCGCGTTTTGTTATGGCCGTATAATCATAGAATTGAACGTCTTTGAAATGATCCATTAATCGAACGTCCACACCGTCCACGTTTATGGTGCGCAATTCAAAAGGTAAATCGCTGGTGGCATTGAGACGAATAGCGGGTTGCATGTTCAAGCTTTTTGCCTTGCTTTCAAGCGCCATAATCTCAAAGGCAAGTAATGCCATAAATGCATCGCGTTGTTTGAAATAGGCTAAGGTCTTGTCAATTCGGCTCTTGTGCTTTTGCTCCATATAAGCAGGGTTGCCAGCTGTATGCAGGCAAGCGTCTATGCATCCTTTGGAAGCTTTCGGGCATGTGTTGAACCCAGAAAGCTTAGATGGTGCCAAATGTAATGGCGCGGCTAACACACCAAGCTTGCCATTCTTGGCAACCTTTGGGTTTGATTCAGGGCTTGATAGCAAGCCATTGAATTTGTGGCCCTGTTTTTGAAGATAGCGCTGGGCGCTGGCCCTGCTTGTAAATCCATTGATGATCATTTTGTTTATCCCTCGTTTTTGTTGCGTGACTGCGTTCGTCACATCCAATGATTTAGGCTTTGTGGTTTTTCGTGTCAACAAAAAAAGTACACCAAAAGCAAAAAAAATTGATTGCCACTAGGTGTTGTGGTAGTGTGGTTTTGGGAATCAATATGTTGTGCCAAGGGGTAAACAATGGCCAAAAAGCCAAGAGTAAACAAGCAACAGATGCAAGAGATTTGTGACTTGCTCGCAGATGGTAAGAGCTTGCAACGTATCTTGGCGGAACATGAAGAATTGCCAAGCTACAGAACGATCATGCGCCACATTCAAGAAGATGAAGAATCCTGGATTGCCTATCGTAAAGCAAGAACCATACAAGCCGAAAAGATAAGAGATCAGATCATTGACTTAGTGGAAAAACCATTACCAGATGATCCTAAGCTTGCGATGGCGGAAGTTCAGCGGCGAAGGTTGGAAGCTGACCAAAAGGATAAATACGTGAGACAGCTGGCACCGTTAGGGTTGAGGGATAAGAGCGAAGATAAACCGAGCGACAAGGTAAGCGGCACGATCACTCTTGCTTGGGCAACAGATGATAAGACAAAGGGTTGATGTTGTTGTGATGGTGGGATTCATTTCACATAACACAAACTGCGTGGCACGGCTCGCGCGCGAAGCAAACAGGGTCTAAGCTTTTGTCGCACAATACCTATTATGTTAAATTACAGCTAACAGGCGCACATATTGCATAGTTTTTTGCTAACAGACCCCCCCCACCACCCCCAGAGTCGGCCGCATGTTTCTAGTACATAAAATACCCTAGCCGTATGGTACCTCACACACTCTCTGAGTCTCACACATAAGCAAAGAGCAACCGATGCAGATCAACATACCCTACAGCCCTAGACCCCTGCAGAAAGAGCTGCATGAGGCTGTGAGCGCAACACGTTGGAGCGTGGTCGTATGTCATCGTCGTTTCGGCAAGACTGTTATGGCAATCAACCATTTGCTGCGTGATGCTATCCTGACCGATAAAACCAACCCGCGCTACGCATATATTGCACCTACCTACAGGCAGGCTAAGGCAGTGGCTTGGGATTATCTCAAGCAGTTTGCTGAAGCTGTACCGATGGTTCGTTTCCACGAGACAGAACTGAGATGTGACCTGCCCAACGGCGCAAGGATCCAGCTGCTAGGTGCTGAAAACCCCAACAGCTTGCGTGGTATTTACTTGGATGGTGCTGTCTTAGATGAGATGGCTGACATGCCTGAGTCTCTCTTTCCTGAGATTATCAGACCTGCTTTGTCTGACCGCAAAGGCTGGGCTTTGTTTATTGGTACACCTCGTGGCCATAATGCTTTCTTTGATTTGTATGATGCGGCGCAGGGTCAGAAGGATTGGTATACTAAGGTGTTCCGCGCAAGCGAGACTGGGATCTTGGACGACGAGGAATTGCAGGCAGCGCGTGCGATGATGTCTGAAGATCAGTTCCAGCAGGAATTTGAATGTAGCTGGGTTGCTAATGTCCCTGGCGCTATTTTTGGTAAAGAGCTTCAGGAAGCTCAGGAAAAGGGGCGCATATCAGCAGTACCCTATGACCCCGCATACAGGGTAGATACCTATTGGGATTTGGGCGTAGGCGACAGCACCGCCATTTGGTTTGCCCAGAATGTTGGTAGGTCTGTGCATATTATTGATTACTATGAGGCTAGGGGCGAGGGCCTACCCCACTATGCTTCCGTTCTCCAGCAACGTGGATATTTGTATGGGAGACACAATGCGCCGCACGATATTGAGGTGAGAGAGCTAGGGTCTGGTAAGAGCCGCCGCGAAACTGCGTGGGATCTCGGTATCAATTTTCAAGTAGTTCCCAAGCTACCTTTGGAAGACGGTATTCATGCTGCGCAAATGATCATACCGAGATGCTGGTTTGACAAGGATACCTGCAAGGCTGGGCTAGAAGCTTTGCGCCATTATCATCGTGCATACAATGAACGTACACGTTCCTTCAGGGCAACCCCAGTACACGACTGGGCCAGCCACGCAGCTGACGCATTTCGTTATCTTGCGGTTGGAATAAAAGAGAATAAAAGTTATGATAGGCCACCACAAGCTATTGCTGATAGTAGTTACAACCCTTTATCACAGAGGAATTACTAATGGGTTTTATGAAGCCGAAGATGCCACCACCTCCACCTCCTCCCCCGCCAGCCCCTGCTGTACCTGATCCTGTAGTTCCAGAGTCTGCTGTTCGCCCTTCCGAGGTTCAGAAGCTTGAGCGGAAAGAAAAGGATCCGAAGCGCGTAAGCCAGCGCAAAACAATTAAGACAGAGCAGCGTGCTGGTATGCTGGTGGATGATGGTTCCGCAGTGCAGTACACATCTTTGCTGGGTGGAAAGAGCAAGTCTTGATCAGACCTTTGTACACCGACAGAGACTTGTCGCTTGAGGCTATGCATACTGCGCTTGATCTGACCAACTATCCCTATGCTGACTTTCATAGGGCATATATGGATAGGTCAATGATACTGTCTTTTTTGGATGGCGAGGACTTTGTTGGCGTTATGTGGTTCTATGGAAAGGGTGATGATGGCCTAGATTTGGTCATGCATGCTGCCATATTGGACGAGTATCGTGGTCGGTTTTTTACAAGAAAACTTGTAGATCACATATCTACAGTGTTATGGTGCTTAGGGTTTGAGAGTGTATCAGTAGAGACTGATTACAAGGATATGGCGCTACGAATGGGCGCTAAGTTGGATGACGATGGTTGTGCTGTATTTGCGCTTCCACATAAATGGAGATGAGATATGGGTGGCCCAGTAGCAAAAGTAGCAGATGACGTTTTAGGTATTGAACCAAAGAGGCCGAAGCCTGCGCCAGCACCAAGGCCAGCACCTGCTCCTACACCTGCCCCAGCAGCAAAACCTAAAGCAGCACCAGCTGCGCCAGCCGCGCCCGTTGCTGCAGAACCAGACCCACGCACACCAAGATCTGCCGTTTATGGTGGTGGTGTTTCTCAGGAGGATCCTGGCCAAGCATCTGCTGGTAAGAAGCGCAGACGTACACGCACCATTATGACTGGTTCTGGTGGCGTACTTGGCGGCGCCCCTGTCGAAAAGAAGACATTGTTAGGGCAGTAAGCTATGGGAAGCAAAACCTTGTCAGCAGCAAACCCTGGCGACCTTCCTGCCGCATTTGCGTTTATGGCTAGAAGTCCAAACTTTAAAGTTACAAATAGTACGGGTACGGGTCTCTATAAATCAGACTTCCCTACAGATGAGCAGCTTAGTGAGTCTCAAAAAACAAAGCCAAACCTTACGGCAGTGATGAGGGCATTTCGTGATAGGCTGCCAGATGCCCCAACGCCTGCTCCAGCGCCAGTTACTGCTGAACCAGTTACCGCTGAACCAGCATCAACACTAGGCAAGGCGCTTGCTACGAAGAAAATTAAGGCGGCTGAATCAACGCCTGATGCGGAACAAAAGCCTGCAATGAGGCCAAGACGCACACCAATGACAACACCAAAAAGACGGCGTAGGGAAGGCCCAAAGTCATTAATCTCTTCAGATGCAACCACAGAAAAGAAGGGCCTTTTAGGGCAATAATATGGCAGATGATTTAGCTGTAAAGCTTCTTAAGCGTTTCCAAACATTAGAAGCGCAACGTTATAACTGGGAATCACATTGGCAAGAGATTGCTGACTATGTGGTTCCGCGCAAAGCAGACATCACAAAGAAGCGTACAGCTGGTGATAAGCGTACAGAGTTAATCTTTGATGGTACTGCGATCCACGCCGCAGAGCTTTTGTCTGCTTCCCTTCACGGCATGCTGACCAACGCATCACTGCAATGGTTTACGTTACGCTTTAAGGATCGTGCGCTTGATAGCAACGACGAAGCTAAGGAGTGGCTCGAAAGCGTGACTGATGTGATGTATCAGGCGTTCCACAGTTCCAATTTTCAAGAGCAAATACACGAGCTTTACCACGACCTAATTACGTTTGGTACTGGCGTAATGTATGTGGAAGAAGACCCAGACACGATGATCAGATTCAGCACGCGCCATATCGGTGAGTGCTACCTTTCCGAAGATGAGAAGGGTCGTGTGGATACGGTATTCCGCAAGATGAAGATGCCAGCTAGGGCTGTGATCCAGCGCTTTGGCGCAGATAAGATGACTGACAAGCTAATTAAGCGTTATGAGGGCAAGCCCTATGATGAGGTAACGCTGGTGCATGCTGTCTACCCAAGAACCGAGCGTGACATTACCAAGGTTACGAAAGAGAATAAGCCGTTTGCTAGTGTCTATATTGAGCCTAGCGAAAAGATTGTGTTGTCAGAAAGTGGCTTTGATGAGCTACCATATATGGCGCCGCGCTTCTTGAAGGCCAGTTTTGAGATTGGTTATGGCCGATCACCAGCTATGACTGCACTTCCTGACATTAAGATGTTGAATAAAATGTCAGAAACGACAATCAGGGCGGCACAAAAGCAGGTAGACCCACCCCTTCTGGTGCCAGATGACGGCTTTATGCTACCCATCAGGACTGTCCCTGGCGGTCTTAACTTCTACAGAAGTGGTACGCGAGACAGGCTTGAGCCACTAAACATCGGCGCAAACAACCCACTGGGCCTGAATATGGAAGAGCAGCGCCGTGGCGCAATCAGATCTGCCTTCTACGTTGACCAGCTAATCCTTAGCCAAGGCCCGCAGATGACAGCCACCGAGGTTGTCCAGCGTACTGAAGAGAAGATGCGCTTGCTTGGACCTGTCCTTGGCCGACTACAGGCAGAGCTTCTCCAGCCAATGATTGAACGTTGCTACAATCTACTGGTAAAGCAGCGTGCATTTGATGCAGCGCCTGATTTTATGGCTGATTCAAGCATTGAGATTGAGTATGTATCGCCGTTGGCTAAGGCACAGCGTCAGGGCAATGTGCAGTCTGCGATGCAGTTGATTGAAATGGTTGCGCCGCTAATGCAGCTTGATCAGGGTGTTGCCGACTATCTGGATACAGATGGTCTTGTCCAGCACATTATTCGTGCGCTTTCTGTCCCAGCCAGCGTGGTACGCGGCGAGGAAGAGATATTTAACATACGCCAAGAACGAGTTGAGCAGCAGAACGCTATGCAGCAGATGCAGGAAGCACAGATGATTGCTCAAGCGGCAGGCGATGCAGCACCAGCAGTAAAGGCTGTTAATCAAATATGACCCCACAAGATCTAAGGGCGGCGTATAAAACGCTGTTTTCATCCAAAGATGGCGAGATCGTCCTCAAGGATTTACAAGCACGCTTCCATATTATGGCTTCTACATTTTCTGTAGATCCAAACGAGACAGCCTACCGCGAAGGACAAAGAACCGTGGTGCTGTTCCTGCAGCATATGTTGCAGGATTTACCAACCCCAGAGGATATAAATGATGAGTGAAGAGCAGGTAGCTGAGGTCTCAGCAGAGGCAACCCAGTCTGTTGAGGAGACTCAAGGATTCGGTGACTGGCGTGATTCAATCCCAGCAGAGGTTCGTGACCATACGAGCCTAAGACACATTACTGATGTGGGCGCATTGGCTAAGTCTTATGTGCATGCACAGCAAATGATTGGTGCTGATAAGGTTGCTATACCAGGCAAGCACGCCACAGCCGACGATTGGAATGAAGTATATACCAGACTTGGCCGACCAGAAGATCCAAATGGCTATGAGCTGGATACATCCACCGTTGGAGATACCAACGTAATGGATGATGGCACGCTGAATTGGTACAAGCAGGTCGCCCACAAAGCTGGCCTAACACCACAGCAGGCTCAGGTTGTGTTTGATGAGTACAATCAGTTGACTGGCCAGCAGATGTCGCAGGTTGGCCAAGATGTCGAGACTCGCATTTCACAGGCAGAAATGGAGCTAAAGCGTGAATTTGGTAGTGCATTTGATGATCGCATGCAGCTTGGCAGTTCAGTTCTTGCGGAGTTTGGTGCGGAAGAGCTGAGTGAGATTGAGCTTGCTGACGGCACACGCCTTGGTGACAACCCAGATGCAGTACGCATGCTTGTGCGTATTGGCGAGTTTTTGCGTGACCGTACTGGTGAAGATTCTTTTGCTGGACCTAAGACCAGCATTGGCATGACACCAGACGAAGCCAAGCAACGTTTGGATGACCTTACAGCGCCAAACAGCCCTTACTGGGATCCAAGACACCCAGAACGTCAGTGGTATGTAAATGAAGCACTGAAGTATCGGCAAATGATGACAGGTGAATAATGGAAGATCGTGAGTTTAAACTTGAGATATTACGTCTTGTTTTAGAATTAGGGTCTCCACAAGTGTCACAAAATCCGCTACAATTTGCGGACAATCTATTACGCTGGTGCGTTAAGCCAATCGACAAGAGTGATGGCGAGGCTGAGAAGCCTCGTCGCGGTCGCTCCCGAAAGGCAGACTTAAGCGTAGTTAAGTCAGGACAATCTGATAGCTAATCAGACCCTGCAAAAATACCCCCCTTCGTCCGACTCGTCGGGTAGCGATCCCAAAAATCTGTATTGAAAATGAAAGGATGACGTTATGTCTACACAAGTAAACACCGCGTTTGTCCAGCAGTTTTCGTCTAACGTACAGCTGCTTTCTCAGCAGATGGGTTCCCTTCTAAGGGGTTCTGTTTCTGAGGAGTCTGTTACAGGCGAAAAGGCTTTCTTCGACCAAGTTGGCCAAGCTGCTGCAGTCAAACGTACTTCTCGCCACGGGGATACTCCCTTGGTGGATACCCCACACTCACGCCGTATGGTAACTATGGATACCTACGAGTGGGCAGACCTGATCGACGATGCCGATAAGGTTCGCATGCTGATCGACCCAACAAGCACCTATGCTCGCGCTGCGGCTGCTGCTATGGGCCGTGCAATGGACGATGCCATTATTGCTTCTGCCACTGGCACAGCAAAGACTGGTAAGTCTGGCGCAACCAGCACTTCTTTCCTTGCAGCAAACCAGATTGCGGACGGGGGCACCGACCTCACGCTTCCAAAACTGATTGAAGCAAAGAAGAAGCTAGACCTTCAGTCTGTTGATCCATCAATCCCACGCTACATTGCCGTAGGCCCAGATCAGATTGAGTCTCTCTTGAACAGCACAACTGTTACAAGCGCAGACTTCAACACTGTGAAGGCTCTGGTTCAGGGTGATATTGATACGTTCCTTGGCTTTAAGTTTATTTCCACCACACGTCTTGGCAAAGTTGGCAACATCCGCACATGCTTTGCTTGGGCCGAGGATGGCATTAAGCTTGCAGTAGGCAAGGATGTAATGGCTCGCATCGAAGAACGTTCCGATAAATCTTTCTCCACACAGGTATACTACTGCGCCACCTTCGGTGCTACCCGTATGGAAGAAGAGAAGGTCGTTCAGATCGACTGCGACGAATCATAAGGAGAGATGAGTTATGGCTACCGTATATTCTGATGTACGCACTGATCTGACTCAGGATGATCCTTCTGAGTTCGTAAAGGCAAACCAGCTGGCTGGTAGTCTTCGTGTCGCCCGTGGCGTCTACGAAGCTTCTTCGCTTGCTGCTAATGACGTAATTGAGATGTTTGCTCTTCCAAACAAGGCACGCATTGTACACGGCTATGTGTATTTTGATGCTTTGGGCGCAAGCACCGACATCTCAGTTGGTCACGCTGCTTATGTAAATGCTGCTGGTTCTTCAGTAGCTGCAGACGCAGATGAGTTCCTTGGTGAAACTGACACCACCTCAGCTGGCCGCGCAGATGTTGCTGCAACGCTTGCCCTTGGTGCCAACACCGAAGTGGACATCGACCAAGAAGAAAAGAACAACGAATATGTTGTTACTGTAACTGCGCTCAACGCTGCCGCAACAGGCACGATTGAGCTGGTTATGTTCTACGTTGTAGACTAAAATGTGCTAGGGGCGGTTTACGCCGCCCCTTCACAACCCCAGATACAGGAGTCTGCTATGGACGTGTACGAAATTATCCCAGACGATGCCGTGTTTAAGCTTCTTGTGGTGGGTCATGATGACGGCACACATAGCGTAATGATTTGCATTGAAGGTTTTGAAGATCCTGATTCTGCTGACTTCTTTTGCCAAGAGTTCCTAGAAAATGGTATCCTTGAAGTTGGTGAACAATCTCTCATGCCTGAGAGCCTAGATATGGCGATACACTAATGTCATCTATTGTAGATATTTGTAACAGCGCGCTGAATCAGATTGGTGCTTCAAACATCATAGCCTTGACCGAGGACAGCAAAGCTGCGCGTATCCTCAACCAACGCTACGAATATGTGCGTGATTCAGTATTCCGATCCCATCCTTGGAATTGCTTGATCAGGCGCGTTATTCTTGCACCAGACACAGCAGAGCCTGCGTTCGAGTTTGGTAAACAATTTACATTACCAACAGATCCATACTGCTTGCGCGTTCTTAATATCGACGATAGCGACACAATCTTTCGTGTAGAGGGTCGCAAGATCCTCTGCAACGAAGACACCGTAAACCTAACTTATGTGGCGAGGATTACTGACCCTGCACAGTATGACCTATCGCTTACAGAAACATTAGCCGCAGCACTGGCCGCAGATGTTGCCTACCCAATCATTGGCTCCACAGCATTGGCTGCAAACATGATTGCTCTTTACGATAAGAAGCTATCTGAGGCGCGCTTTGTTGATGCCACCGAAGGTATGCCTGGTGCTATTGTTAATGTCGCTGATGCAGGAAGCATAGAATCGAATACCTTTATTAAATCGAGGTTCTAATGGTTCAAGCCTCACCATCATTTACAAACTTCACGGCTGGTGAGCTTAGTCCGCGTCTTGATGGCCGCACAGACATCAGCAAGTATTTCAACGGTTGCAAGACCCTTAACAACTTCTTTGTGCATCCGCACGGCGGCGCTGCGCGTAGACCAGGCACAATCTTTGTGCGCGAGGTCAAGGACAGCGCAGATAACTGCAGGCTTATACCTTTTGAATTTAACGTAACCCAGACGTACATTCTTGAGTTTGGCGATCAGTATTTTCGCATCCACAAGGATGGCGGCACTGTGGTGTCTGGAGGCAGCCCAGTAGAGGTGGCCACGCCATACCTACACACAGAGCTTGCAGACATACGCTTTGCCCAGTCTGCTGACGTTATGTACATAGTGCATCCGAATCATGCGCCGCGACAGATCACAAGAACCAGCCACACTGCTTGGACACTGACTGAGGTGGACTTTCGTCGTGGCCCGATGCAGGATCCCAACACCACCGACACCACACTGACTGCAAGTGGGCGTACAGGAAGCATAACAATCACAGCAAGTGATGCAACATTCGTATCCACAGATGTTGGCAGGTTTGTAAAGCTTCACGATGGCTACGCAAAGATTACAGCATTTTCTAGTTCTACAAGCGTCACAGCGACAGTTCAGCAGAACGAGGATCTTCGCACAGAGTTGATGCCCAGCTACACAGCAAGCACAATTAGTTTCCACGAAGGCGACCCAGACGCAACTGGCCTAGAGCATAACGACCGTATGCAGGACACTGCTGGTGGATTTGTGAGTGCTGGCTTTGAGGTCGGCATGAAGGTAACTATCAGCGGAGCTGCGGCGGCAAACAACGGCAGCGGCAAACTGATTGTTCAGGTAACTGAAGATACAGTTTTGTTTGCACCTTCTGTGGATGTGGCCGACCAATCCGCTGGATCAAGCATCACAGTCACTGGCGATCTTATTGCCGATGATTCCTTTGAGCTTGGTGCCTTCTCAGAGACAACAGGCTACCCAACAACGGTAACATTCTTTGAACAGCGCCTTGTGTTTGGTGGTACGGCAACCCAACCACAGACATTATTCTTCTCTGTTGGTGGTGATTTCACAGACTTTGCCAGTGGTATTGATGCAGACGATGCACTTACCTACACAATCGGTTCTAACCAAGTAAATGTAATACGCTATCTTACATCTGCTAGGGCGCTGATCATTGGCACGTCTGGTGGTGAGTTTGTGATGCGCGCTGGTGAAGACGCACCGATTAGCCCAACCAACGCTGTGGTGAAGAGGCAGGCGAGCTATGGCTCTGCAAACATCCAGCCAGTTACCATTGGCAACGTGGCCTTGTTTGTCCAGCGTGCAAGGCGCAAGATCAGGGAGCTTGTCTACAACTTCGACACAGACAGTTATGTAGCCCCAGATATGACAATCTTGGCCGAGCATATCACCGAGTCTGGCATCAAAGAGATTGCGCTGCAGCAAGAACCAGACAACGTTGTTTGGATTGTGCTGAATGACGGTACGTTTGTGGGCATGACCTATAGGCGTGAAGAAAATGTTGTGGCCTTCCACAGCCACAGTCTTGGCGGTAGCTTTGGTGGCGATAACTTTGCCCACGTTGAAAGTGTGGCTACTATCCCTGGCAGTATCGACGAGGATGATGTCTATGTGGTTGTAAAGCGTACCATCAATGGCGCAACAAAAAGATATATTGAGTTGTTTAACTTCTTCGACTTCGGCAGCAATATCCTAGACGCTTTCTTTGTAGACTCTGGCCTTACCTATGATGGGTCTGCTGTTACGCAGATCTCAGGCTTGGATCATCTTGAGGGCGAGACTGTCTCTGTGATTGCCGATGGTTCTGCCCACCCAGATGTAACTGTAAGCTCAGGCACCATCAACTTAGATCGTGAAGCGGAAGTTGTGCATATTGGTCTGGGCTATACAAGCACGTTGCAGACAATGCGCCTTGATGCTGGATCTAAGCAGGGCAGTGCGCAGGGCAAGACAAAGCGGATCAGGGATCTTACGCTGCGGCTGTATAGGTCTGTTGGTGTTGAGGTTGGTGACGCGACAGACAACCTTGATCGCATCCCATTCCGCAGTTCTGCAACGCCTATGAGTTCTGCGGTGCCGTTGTTTACTGGCGACAAAGATATTGAGTTTAGTGGCGGGTTTGATACCGATGGATTTATTGTGGTGCGCCAATCGCAACCACTACCACTTACGGTTCTAGGTATCTTCCCAAGGATACAGACATACGACAGATGAAGCTGATAAGTTATAGCGCACGTCACTTAGATGAGATACTTGCGGAGGGCTTTAACAGGGGCGCACCATCCAGCACCTTTGGTATGGACGCTTACAAGTCAGAGCTTGAGAAAGCAAGTTATTCATACACTGTGGTCTGCGGTGACGATATTGTGATGTGTTGTGGGTTGTTGCCTATGTGGGATGGTGTGGCTGATACTTGGATGCTGGGCAGCGTAAAGCTGCACAAACACAGAAGTGATTTTATTAGACACGCAAAAGGTGCTATGCTGTCTGTATTTAACGACCTTGGTATGCGCCGCGTTCAGGGCGCGGTTTCAGTAAACTGGGAAGAGGCGGCAAGGTTTGTACATTATATGGGTTTTGAGGAAGAGGGCGTGATGAGGAAATACGGGCCAGACGGTTCTGATTATATCCGCGTTGCGTGGGTGCGCTAATGGCATTTATGATTCCACTAGCCCAGATCGCACAGGGCAATCAACAGGCAGCTGCTTACAAATATAATGCAGCTATTAATGAGCGCAATGCTCAGGTTGCAGAGCAACAAGGCGAGCAGCTTGTTTACGCAAACGAGCTTGAGATTGAGAAGTTTAAGGATGATTTCCAAGACCTTCAGGCGGCAACAACGCAGGCGTTTAGATATAATGGCTTTGTTGCTGGTAGCGGCACACCACTAAAGGTTGCGCTTGCTAATGCTGCAGAAGCCGACGAAGAGATTGCAATCCGCCGTTACAATGCAAAGGTTGGCAAACAACAAACAGAAGAATCCGCTACGCAAGAGCGCATGCAGGGACAGCTAAACAGAATGTATGGCCGTCAAGCAAGACTTGCTGGATACATTAACGCTGGTAGCAGTCTGTTGCAGATGAGCGCGCAGGCTGCGCAAGCAGGTGGGGGTGTAGGCTAATGAGGGTGCCACAGTATAAAAGCGGTATACAACAAACAGCAGAAGTCGGCGGACAAAGGTTTACCGTTCAGGCGTCACCTGCTGCATCATCAGCGGCATTAGGTGCAGCTGTAGACTTCACTAAGGTAGCAACGGGTATTGCTCTTGATTTCTATGAAAAAGAAAAGAAGATCCAAGATGAGTCTCAGATAACAGATCTTTCAAACGAGTATCGTTTAGGCGTTCAGGATTTATTTGAGCAATCAAAGCTGCAAGACCCTGAAGTACAGGACAGCTGGTTTAACGAAAACGAGAAAAGACTACGCGGTCAGATCATAGGCAGGTCTGGCAACAGGCGCGTTCGTAATGCGCTTACCAACGATACAGACAATGTATATACATCTATATTCCCAACGGTTCGCAAGTTTGCTAATACCAGAAGAATAGACAAGCGACTGGCTGGTGCCTTTGAAAAAGCGCAGTTGCTTATTAAAGATGCTGCCGACCCTAATAGCGCTGCTTTAAGAAACAGAGCCTACACAGAGCTTTTTGGCAATCCTGAGCTTGGTATTACTGGCCTATACGACCAGCTACAAGAAGAAAACTTGATTGGAGCTACCGATGCGCTTGAGCTAATTACAAAAGCTAAGAATGAGGTTGCTAGGAATAAAGTCTTTGCAGAGTTTAACCAGCTAAGAACTATTGGCCAAAAGAACGCCTACATTCAGAACCTGCAAAAGAACATACCAGAAGGATTGGATAATGAAGAGGCAAGATCGCTTGCTAATTCACTGGGTGTTGAGGTGCGTAGGCAGCAGTCACAATACAACGCTGCGGTAAAAGGCGTTCGAGATTCAATCGAAAATGATATAAAGATTCTTGAGAGAGGCGGGGTTGTACCGCCAGAAAGAATTGACCTTCTTAGAAGGCAGGTAGGTGCTACAGGTGATGCTGTAGCAATAGCGCAACTTGAAAGATTTGAGATTCTAAACTCAGCGATTCAACAGACCAACGCTATGACCCCATCACAGATTAGGGATGAAGCGGCTAACTTACAGCTGGCTGGGATCAAAAATCAGGGAGGCGAGGGAGCAGATACAAACTTTGAGCTTGATGTTAGAGATGCGCTTAACAAAAAAGCAAATTATCTTGAAAGCGAGATAGAGAAAAACCCGCTTAATGCCGCAATAAACACCCGCTTGGTTGATGAGGTTCCGCCCTTAGACTTTACAAACGAAGAAGCAACAAACAAATCTCTTTATATGCGCTATCGCACAGATGATATTGTTTCGAATACATATGGCTTACCGCCAGGAAGTGCTTTTTTTAGGGCTGGTGAGGTAGAAGCGCTAACCAAAACATTGGCTGAATCAGATAACGCAACAAAGTTATCAATTCTTTCGAGCGTTGTTCAAAACTCAGGCAATAAAGCACCTGTTGTAATAGAATCTATATCAGACGAAGACGCATCTCTGGGGTATGCTGCTGTTCTTATAAAGAACGATAGACCTGGCACAGCTAATAAAGTCCTTAATGGCAAGGTAAAGAGGGAGCAACAAGAACCAACCATAGATAAAACAGGGTCATTAGACGCAGAGTTTTCCGAAATTGGTTCGGCATTTGCTTTCCAGCCAAAAGCCCGCGCTCAGGTTGTTGAGGCCGCAAAATCAATTTATGCAGAAGAAACTTTTGGCACCGAAAAATACACAAATTTTGATGAAGGTGTTTGGAAAACTTCTTTGCAAAAGGCTTCTGGAAAGCTTGGAAAGTTTGGGGGTGTTCAAGAAGTTTTTGATGCAAAAACAATAATCCCACCAACTCTTACATCAGATAGAATTGAAGATGCTATTGAGAATATAGAAGATGATGAATTTATTAAGTTAGGCACAACAGCTCAAGATGCGCGTGTTGGCAACGTCAGTGAAGATATTGATATTGATAAAGGCTTGATTGAGGAGGTTAGGGATGGAGACTTTAATCTTATAAATATAGGTGGCTCAGACTACGCTTTTTATAAGGGCGAGTATGGCACTAATGACTTTAGGCTTCTGCAGGATACTAAGGGCAACAGCCTGGTTTTCAACATTGAAACACTTGTTGAAATTTACGAAGTAGAAAGAGGTCAATAATGTTTAATCTTGATAAGATTGATCCTCTTACAATTCAAAGCCTCAACGGTGTTAGTAAGCCGCGACCAACCAGCATAGAAAATATAGCTGGAACCTACGAATCTATGCGTGCCCTAGACAACACGTCTTCCGAGACAGACTTGCTCAAGGAAGAATGGCAGTCGATTGTAGATAGGGTTAATGAAAACACAGAAGGAAGATTTTACAACCCAGCCAACGACCTTGGTGGGGGCCTTATATCTGCGCCTATGACCCAAGGCACTGGGGCTGCTCGATATAATTATCAAACCCGAGAGATATTTAGACACATTCAAAACAACGAAGACCTTTACCCAGACCTTATTGATCTTACCAACGAGTCAATCCTTGATCGCGTGAAACAACGCGCCCTTATGAAGAAGGAAGATATGGATGAGCTTGTTAATAGGTCTGAAGGAATACTTGATGACATCGAGCAATTTATTGGTGGCGTAGGTGCTGCCGCAACAGATCAGCTAAACCTTGAGCTTATACTTGTAAATCCACTCGCTGGTATAAACAACGCTGTGCGTAGATCCTTAACGGGGCTTTTGTTTAGAGAGGCTCTAATCGGCGCAGGTGCAGAGGCAATTACGCAAGTTGGTGTTAGGGACTGGTATAAGTCTCTTGGCCTAGAATATGAATGGAGTGACTTTTATCAGAATGTAGCAATTGGTGGCGCTTTTGGTGCGGGCGTACCGCTAACATTTAAGATTGCTGGTAAGACTGTAAACATTACAGCAGAACAGGCCAAGAAAGGCTACGATGCCATAAAGAAAAGCGGCTTTCATAAAGGTAACAGGAAGTCTGAGACAATTGAGTCTGTTGTTGATGATCTTGAATACACAGAAAAATTAAACCCAATAAACGATCCTATTGAGCATCAAGCAAGGGTTGATAGGGCGCAGGCTGACATAGAATCTGGCAATGCACCAGCTATGCCAGACAACCCTAATTCTGGGTACAGGCTTAGGGATGTTGATGAAGTTGATAATCTTGATGGTGTGGTCACAAAGTTTGACCCAGACAAGGTTGAGGTGGATGCCAAGCTCTTTCAGTTTAAGGAGGGTGGCGACGAATTTGGTGTAACAGAGCGTTTGCGCGGTGTTGAACAGTGGGATCCTGTAAAATCTGGGCAAGTGGTTGTCTATGAATTTGCTGATGGAAGACAGTTTATAGCAGACGGACACCAGCGGCTTGCACTTGCCAAAAGGATTAAGGCACAAGACCCAGAGCAAAAGGTCAACCTTTATGGTACAAGGCTTCGCGAGGTTGATGGGGTAACACCAGAGCAAGCGCGTGTTGTGGCTGCTGTTAAGAATATCGCAGAAGGCACAGGTAGTGCTGTTGATGCCGCAAAAATACTTCGTATTTCACCAGAACGAGCTGGTGAGTTACCACCAAGATCATCTCTTGTCCGTCAGGCGCAGGATCTTACAGCCTTAGACGACGAGCTGTTTATGATGGTTGTAAACGGTAACGTAAAAGCCAACTATGCGGCTATTGTTGGTAGGCTTATACCAGAAGATGTTGACCTTCAGGGCGCTGCAATGCAGGTGTTAGCCAAATCCTCACCAGCAAACGAGTTTCAGGCAGAAGCAATTGTGCGTCAAATTCGTGAGTCTGGTGTAGAGCAGATGACGCAAACAACATTGTTTGGCGATGAGATGATTGCTGAGTCCTTGTTCTTTGAGCGTGCCAATATCTTGGATAGGGCGCAAAAAGAGATACGCAAAGACAGGGCAACATTTTTAACCTTAAGTAATCAGGCCGACCGCGTCGAGGTGGAAGGCAATAAGCTTGTAAAAGAAGCAAACCTTAAGCGCGCAGATGATGATGCAATGGCGCTTGCTGTGTTACAATCTGAAGCCAATAGAAAAGGAGCATTATCTGATGCGCTCACCAACGCGGCAAGAGAAGCGAAGCAAACAGGAAACTTCGCAGCAGCAACAAGGGGATTCCTTGATGCTGTCAGAACAGCAAATGAGTCAGGCGATTTCGCAAGGGCAGATGTTGGCGATGCTGGGCGCGCTATCGACTTTGCAGAGGAAACAAGCAAGGGGCAGGCAGAAATTAATGTCGAAGAGTTCGATGAGCCAGGCGGAGCAGGAGTAAAAAGACAAGCGGATCAGGCAGAGCTTGATATAGAAACTGACGGCTTGCCCGATGATACAGAGGTGCCAACGTCATTTTTTGAAGGTGAGTTTGAAACAACAAAGGTTCAAACAATTGGCGAACTAAAAGAAGAGTTTGCACAAGATCAGCGTATGCTTGAACGCCTGAGAGGTTGCGTAAAATGAGCTTAGACAAATGTATTGATAACGCTGAAGCTGAGGGCACGATCACTAAAGATCAGGCCGATACTGCGCGCAACACCTATCAAGATCTTTTTAACGAGTATCGCAAATCTATGTCTGAAGAGGCAGCGGCTGCGAAGGCTGCACGAGACTCTTTTAACGCCGTAGAGCAGGAAGTTATTGAGCGCAAAAGGCAAAAGCTTTTACAAGCACGGGCAACGCAAAGAATCATTAACGATATTGAAAGCTACACAACACCTTTGGGAACAACTGACCCCTACAAGGGCGCTGTTGCTTTGATGGAGCAGGATGTAAACTCAAGATACTCAAGCATTGCTCAAAGACAACAGGCTGTCCAACAGGTGGCTTTGGCTAAGATGAATGAGTTTCTTGCCACATTTAAAAGAAATCTTGTTGGCAGCGTGAGAAACAAGGCAACGCTTGATAACGTGGTGCGCGAGATATTTGGGCAGAAAACGGGAGATGGCGCTGCTTCAGAGCTTGCTCAGGCTTGGTCAAAGTCCTCCGAATATTTGCGCAAAAGGCATAATTCTGCTGGCGGCAGAATACCTAAGCGTCAGGACTGGGGATTGCCACAGTTTCACGACACATTGTCTGTTCGCAAGGCTGACCCAGAAGAGTGGATTAACTTTATTTTGCCACGGCTTGATACCAACAAGATGCTTGATGAGGTTAGTGGCCTGCCCTTTTCCCCAGAAGGTTTAAGACTTGCACTACGCGATGTTTACGAAACCATAGCCACAGAAGGTTTTAACAAATTTGAGCCTAGCGGTGTAAGGCGCGGTAAGTCGCTGGCAAATAGGCGTACAGACCACCGTTTTCTGGTCTTCAAAGATCCTGATGCTTGGATTGAGTATCAGAAAAAGTTTGGCAATCCCAACGCCTTTGACGTGATGATAGGTCACATAACTTCTATGAGCAGAGACATTGCCCAAATGGAGATTCTTGGGCCAAACCCAAACGCTTCTATTAGCTATCTTGAAGGGTATTTAGCTAAGAAGGCGGGTTTAGAAAAAACAACACAAGCAAGGGATCGGGCAAACAGTGCAGCACGCCAAATGAAGCTGGTGTATAACGCGGTTTCTGGCCGCGATGATTCACCAGTAAACACAAGGCTTGGCGCAACATTTGCTGGCTTGAGAAACACACTGACTGCAGCGCAGCTTGGGGCCGCATCTTTGGCTGCTACAACCGATTTTAATTTCCAAAGGATTGCTAGGGCATCTTCTGGTTTGCCGCAAACTAGCACGTTAAAGCAATATCTAGATTTTCTATCGCCACTTTCTGCTACAGAGAAGGGTAAGATTGCTGTTAGGCTCGGTCTTATATCTGAAGGGTGGACCTCAATCGCATCATCACAAATGCGCTACCTTGGTGAAGTAAGTGGCCCAGAAATAACCAGAAGAATTGCAGACTCTATTCTTCGCATATCTTTGCTATCGCCATTTACGCAAGCTGGCAGGTGGGCTTTTGGTATGGAGTTTTTAGGCACAATGGCAGATAACGTTGGTAAGGGGTTTGACGACCTTGACCCAGCTTTTCGCAACACTATGCAAAAATACGGCATAACAGAATCGCAGTGGGATGTTATCAGGAACACGCCTTTGTATGAGTATGAGGGCGCGACTTTTTTCAGTGTAGAAAACTTAGAATACAGAACGGATATAGACGCTGGTGCTGCTCGTGATCTTTCAACACGGGTGCTTGAAATGATTACCACAGAAACAAACTTTGCTGTTCCATCTACATCATACAGGGGCAGAGTTGCTCTTACTGGTGAAACAAGGCCAGGCACAGTTTCAGGAGAGTTACTTAGAAGTTTTGCTATGTACAAGAACTTTGGTGTTACACTTTTGAACACGCACCTTATGCGTGGTGTGATGATGCCAGGGAAGAAAGCCAAAACCAAATATCTTGCTGATCTTGTTATTTCTACAACTATTATGGGTGCGTTTGCCCTTCAGCTGAAAGAAATATCTAAAGGGCGCGATCCACGCGAAATGCAGGGCGCTGGTTTCTGGGGTGCTGCAATGTTGCAGGGTGGTGGGCTTGGTATCTTTGGTGACTTCTTCTTCTCAGACCTGAACAGGTTTGGTGGTGGTCTTGCTGAAACCTTGGCTGGGCCAGTTGCTGGGTTTGCAAATGATGTTCGAAAGCTAACGCTTGGAAATATTCAGGAAGCAGCGCTTGGAGAGGATACCAATATAGCTGGTGAGATGATAAACTTTGCATCACGCTACACACCTGGGGCATCTTTGTGGTATGCTAGACTTGCTTTTGAGAGAACAATTGTTGATCAAGCGCTCTTGTATGCTGACCCCAAGGCAAGAAGCAAAATGCGCAGGTTAGAGACTAGGTATAGGAATGAGTTTGGTCAAAGGTATTGGTGGAAGCCTGGTAGCAAAGAACCAGAGCGAGCTCCAGATTTAGAGAAGGCTATTGGCGAATGACGATTTCGACAACCACAAATAAGGTTAGCTATAGCGGTAATGGCAGCACCACCACGTTTGCCTATACGTTTAAGATCTTTGCCGATGGCGATCTTAACGTGTTCATTCGTACAGCAGCTGGCACAGAGACGCTACAGACGCTGACCACCGACTATACCGTTACCAATGCTGGCAACAACAGCGGCGGTAATGTTGTGTTTGGTACTGCACCAGCAGCTACAGAAACTGTGGTTATCCAGCGTGTTCTCGACCTAACGCAAGAAACAGACTACGTTGCCAACGACCCCTTCCCAGCAGAATCACACGAAGAAGCACTTGACCGACTAACGATGGTAACACAGCAGATCCAAGAAGAGCTGGATCGCTCCATCAAGGCATCTGTTACCAACACCATCTCAACCACAGAGTTTGCTATCTCTGCTGCTGATCGTGCCAACAAAGTGTTTGCTTTTGATGGTAGCGGCGACATCAGCGTGACGCAGGAGATCGGCACGTTCAAGGGTAACTGGACAACGGCCACAGACTTTGTGTCTCGTGATATTGTCAAGGACAGCACCAACAACAACGTGTACATCGCCAACACTGCACATACGTCCACAGGCTCCCTTCCCATCTCAAGCAACGCAGATGTAGCCAAGTGGGATCTTATCGTGGATGCTGCTTCTGCAACGGCATCTGCTAGTGCTGCATCAAGCTCCGCAAGTGCTGCTGCTTCTAGCGCCACAGATGCAGAGACAGCACAGACAGCGGCAGAGGCTGCACAATCTGCTGCAGAGAGCGCACAAACGGCTGCAGAGTCTGCGCAATCATCCACAGAAACCTTGTATGATAACTTTGATGATCGCTATCTTGGCGCTAAGGCAAGTGACCCAGCCACAGATAATGATGGTGGCGCGCTGATTACTGGTGCTCTGTACTTCAACACCACTAGCGGTATGAAGGTCTATGATGGTGCTGCTTGGGATGACGTAAAGCCAAGCGCAGCAGAGCAGACAAACATCGACACTGTCGCAGGCATCAGCGCAAACGTCACCACAGTTGCTGGGATTAGCGCCAACGTCACCACGGTAGCTGGGATTAGTTCTGATGTGACTACGGTTGCGGGCATCGGCTCAGACGTAACTGCTGTTGCGGCAGATGCCACAGACATCGGCACAGTGGCCACGAGCATTGCAAACGTAAACACAGTAGGTGGCAACATCTCAAGCGTAAATGCGGTGGCTGCGATTGATAGCGATGTGACAGCTGTGGCTGGTGATGCGGTAGATATTGGAACCGTAGCTGGGATTGCTGCAAACGTCACCACCGTGGCTGGCGTAAGCGCCAACGTGACAACAGTAGCTGGGATCAGCGCAGATGTAACGACTGTTGCAGGCGACAGCGCAGACATCCAGCTTCTTGCTGACAACATCGGCACGATTGCTTCAAAAGCAAATGCAGGTGCTAACTCCGATATTACTTCACTTTCTGGCCTTACTACGGCATTATCTGTAGCACAAGGCGGTACTGGTGCTGACAACGCTGCTGACGCAAGAACCAATCTTGGTGTGGATGCAGCAGGGACAGCAGTCGCTTTATCAATTGCATTGGGATAAATTATGGCAAACGATTTTAAAGTAGTAACAGACACGGCAGT